CTTGTTTGCCTGATTTAATGTAAGCAATTAATTTGCCTTTATTATTCAATAAATAGGTATTATTGGAAACGGCGTATTCGCATTTCCATTGAGTAATTTCTTGTATAATTTCCATGCTACCATTATAACATGATAGTGATATAAGTCAAGCCCTACTGTTGTATTAAAACAACACTACCCTTGCAGTAGTTGGTTCTCGCCGGACTCTCGTAAATCTTCTTCAAATGCCTGTAATTTCAGGCGATTCAATTCAAGGCGCATAGATTCCAAATCACCAATATTGTTGTCAATTAGAACTTCTAACTTAGCAATTTTCATTTCAATTTCTTTAATTAACATCTTTTTCCTCATCTTTTAACATACGATAGGTTGCTTTATCTTTATGTTTCTTGCGAAACTGTTTAAGCGTTTCTCTATCATGATTTTTCTTAAATTTTAAGTTTTGAGTCTTTTCTGTTTTTTTTGTACCACCGTTAACCATCGTGCTTGCCTATATTAATTAAAGGATCCGATCTGCTAGATTAAAAGAAATCAATTCTTCTGAACTCAACCATGTATCACTTGGCCCTAGAAGTTTTGATTTAATGATGCGAGGTTCCAGATCGGACGCCTCTCGCAAAATATTAAGCATTTTATTGTTGCTACTTTCGCTCTCTTTGGCAGCTGCCTTTATATCATGGTATTTACCTTCCGTAACATCTGAGAATTGATGGCACATTATACCAGCATTCTTTGATATCACTCTATAACCTTTTGCACCTGAAGCAAAAATCAAAAAGGCAGCAGAAAAAATTGAACCTATAGCTACAGTTGAAACAGGATACTTACTAGCACCCATTATATCAATGAGAGCAAATGCATCATACAAGGATCCACCAAAGCTGTTAATATATAGTGTTAAAATTTTCCCATCTTCTTCAATCATGTTTTCATAAGCTATCCATTGTATTGCTTTTCTTACATTGTCCTCATCAATATCACCAATCAGGAAATGTGTGTGGTTCTCTAAAAATTTTAGCTGTATCTTATCTTCGGCTGGAAGAAAATCTTCCATCGGATACTTACTTTTCATTTAAATTATCCTATAATAGAAATTCCAGGACCAATGTCTATGGATTTCTTTTTCCAAGGGAAATCACCCAAATATTTTTGTTCATTAATTTTATTGCCACTATCAAAAAATTCTTTATTGACCGAGTTTGGATTACCGTCTAGCCTATAACATAAGCTGTGTGTATTAGTGCAAGCAAACTTTGGAAAATTTTGTTTTAGGTTTGTAAAGAATTGTCTATCTGCACCCCATTGGCCATACCATGCATGACCTATACGAACAGCAACATCACGCTTAACTGCAAATGATGAGGTGTCAATATGATGCACTTGGTCGTTAAAGTATACTGGCCACTTACCTAGCGATTCGCAATTGTCATCACAAAGGTATTTGCCATCTTTGTCGTATATTTTTCTTAGAGAATAAGCCCAATCGTTACCTTTTTTGATTTGATTAACTAGTTTTTCCACATGATCTGGTTCAAACCAATTATCCTCATCAAGGTAACAAATGATATCAGCATTAACAAGGAAAGAACAGGCAGCATATACACGATGCCCATACCAGCCTTTGCCAACATTTTCTTCTAGTGCGATTGTTCTAACCTTACTATAACCAAGAGTCATTCTTGTAGCTGATGGAAGATATCCATCAATGAACACATAATGAGTTAGGTCTTGATAAGTTTGAGTTTCTACACTATTGAGGCAATCACGGAACTTAGGATTACCAATTGTGGGAGTTACGACAGCTACTTTCATTATACACCAAGATGAGGATTTTTTTCTTGCCAATTTTTTAAAATTTCGGATGAAGAATTCATTTTATTTGAACCTCCAACTCCATACACAAATTCAACACCTAGAACTCCTGATTCTCTGTTGTTGGAACTATCTCTATCACCACCGTTTGCAAAAATTATTTCTTCATTAGGCCAAAAAACCTTTACTCGCTCTAATAAAGCAATAGCTGAATCATCATCATCATCAAACGACATAGTGAAATCAACAAACCTAATACTTCCAACAATTAGTGACCTTTCGTACCAAGACATGAAAGGTTTTCCTTTCTTTCTTTGTAACCACTCATCTGAATTTATGCCTACTATAAGTTTATCACCCAAAGCTTGAGCTGCACGGAAATATGTTATGTGACCAGAATGTAGTGGGTCAAACCCACCTGAGCATACTACAATCTTCATACAGGAATGTCAATATCAGGAAAAGATTCTTTTACAATCTTTGGTGTTAGGTACTTAATGTTCAAATCTTTATTAAACATTTTTACCAATAAATCAGCTTCATCTTTATGTAAGGCTTCTAAAATAACAACAAGTAGTTGTTTTTGTTTATCCTCTTTTAAATCGGCCGATCTTTGTGGATGATTTTTAATGAAACGATACAACTTAGGAATCTCTGTATCAAGGTATGCGAAATTTAATCCAGCTGGTTCAACTGCCGGTCTATAATTTGGTGGTTGAACATCAAACACATAGTTTGGATTGAACACGATTGTCAAAAAATCTTTGAATCTATGGTCTGAATTTTTACGCAAAACGGAAATTCTATCTTCTCTTGTTGTAGCTTTTTCAAAATCGGTAAATATTTCTGAGTATAATAGGTTAGAACTCATTGATTGATCCAATTAAATTTGTTAGTCGGTTTGCTATCATATAATTCAAAAATTCTTGTCTCGTATGAACTTTAGTGTTTGTATATGTATCTATAATACTTTCTTTCAGAGATTCAGGTATTTGTGTTAAATCAATTAGCATTTCATTTCTTTTGAAGTTTCTTAGCATATCTGCATTACAGAAATCTTCAGCTGGTTGATTCAACCATTGAATGATCTTCACTTCAGTAATTGGTTTTTGCCTTACACCTTCCACAAAAGTTTCATCTTTAGATAAAATGTTTGGAATACCATCACCCTTATCTCCACGAATTACCATCTGCTTTAATTGCAGAGCAGGAAACTGTTCTTTGATATACTTCTTCATGATCGGAGAATATTGCTCAACATTAGGAAACTTCTGTAATTGAGCAAAATCTTTATCAGAAGATAAAATCATCACCCTATCAGTACCAGAATATCTTGTTGCCAATACAGCAATGATATCATCAGCTTCTGCTGTATCAACATCAATAACTTTGTATGGTGAATGAATCCTTAATTCTTCTTTGATTTTATGTAACACTTCAAAAATTGAAGTCCAATCGTGACCAGAAGATTCACGAGCCTTGCGCCTGTGAGCTTTATAGTAAGGAAAGATATCACGGCGCCAATATTTCTTATTGTCACAAGCAATAACAACTTCCGGGCCATGTGATTCTTTAAACTTCTTCACATAGGTGCGAATTGTATTTAAAATCATATGACGGACTAAACTTTCATCAACGGCTGTCCTTGATGACCCAATTTGTTCCATCAGATTAGCAATAGCTACCTGGTTATAATCAATAAGTATCAACTTAATTCCTTTCGGTCACTTCACGACCTTTAATAATATTGTATCACGATTTAAACGACCATTGAGGCAAGATTCTTTCGCTTTTACCGATTCAATAACATTACGCAAGAACACCTTAGATCCTTTTATGATTTCAGGTAATATTACTTCTGGTTTTCTTAACACTTTTTGTACCGATTTCATTTCAGAATAATTTAGTATACTTGTGCCTTTAATGCTAAATCCCTCAGCATCCAAAGCTTGATATACACCTAGTTTCCTAGTTTTGATATTAAACACCCAAAGCTGTGTTGCACCAATTATGGTTTTTGGTAATTCAGATTTTAATTTAAATTCATCATTAGATTCGCAATATAAAACCTTTGATGTTAATTCTTCAACTGATTTTACCTTGCGCTTGCGAGGTTTTCTGGTATTTTTAGATTCGCCAGAAATCTTATTACAATCTAAAATAATTAAATCACAAAATGCCACAAGTTTCTTTAGTTGCATTTTTGTGAAGTTTGAATAACCTTCTTTTAAATCGGTATCTTTTGAATCTATTGGTTCTGCAAACTCTTGCCTACGGCGTTTAAATATTTCAGATATTTTTGAAGCATGAGCACCTTTAATCCTACTGTGCATCAGGCCATAGGGTGATTGAAACTTAACAAAACCACATAAAACATAATCATCAATTGAACCTTCAAGTTCTCCAGCAATTTCAGAAACTTTCTCCGCAATGCGATCTTGTATTGATATTACATTACTAACAACAGGAATATCCTCTACTAAAGTAGCAACCTCATTCCGCATTTCCTTTAAAAGATTTTGGAATGATTCCTCATGAGATTCTGTGAATATTACACCTGTTGTTTTTAACCGACAAAGGAAACCAAATGTTGGTTTTTGTTTGTTAACAACAGAAGCATCCATCTTAATCTTCTGTCTTTTAAAATATTCATTGGTATACTTAATAGAGGTTTTACTGTCTCTATTTTGAGAATACCAATTTAATGCCTGAGCCATTTCAGCATTTGAAATTTCTTTACCTTTGAGATTTGGTTCTCCGCCGGTAAGTTTAACTTCAATTTCTTCAAGTGTTTTTCGTTGCCTTGCCATTGGATAGTTCCTCAAAGGTATATTTGCCATAAGAATCAATAAACATTATACCGTCTGTTGTTTCTTTCATAGTGTTACTTATGCACTTTGAAGCCTCCAAAGCATCTCTTGCATTTTCTAACGCCAAACAATTACCGAATATCTCATTCAAAACTTCTGTATGGATTTCATAATTCATTGTATCATCATTATAGTTACAAAAGAGGTAATCTTTTAGTTTTGAGTAGGCAACTCGGTACCCATCAAGAGTTTTCAATATATAAATGCCACTCATTACCGTTCCAGCACTACATAATCACCAAAATATTTATCAAACACGGCCACCAAATTTTCATAATCACCAGCCATCATTTCTTCACGAATTTGGGTTGAATCCAAATCCAACTGACGAGCAAATCGTAGTGCATATCCCATTAAGGCAAAAGCATTACCATCAGGGCCGGTCAAATCAATCACTTTCTCATATACATCTTTTTTATTACGAATCATAATATTACTCCAAATTGTTGATTAGTCCATTATAACACATAAAATTCTAATATTCAAGATAAATTTGAACAAGTGTTGTTTTTATACAACAGCTGTTTATACTAGATAAAAACCATCATACTATAAATAGGTAGTAAAGTCAAGAGTTATTTTTAATAAAAATAAGAAAAATAAAAGGTAAAAATGGATTTCTTAAAAATAGTGGCAGAAGTGGGTTTCCCCATTGCAGCCTCTTGTGCGGGTGGGTACTTTATCTTCCTAACCCTAAAATTTATTCTGGCAGGTGTAATGAGTTCGGTTCAAGGATTATCTGGTATTATTACGGCTTTGGACAATCGTGTAAAAACCATGAATCATGATGTTATCAGAATTGACACCGTTGTATCAAATGCTTTGGGGCTAAAGCCTGATGTAAATAGGATTTCCCGAGCGGACGGTAAAAATGATGCTCGGAGAGATTGATGAATTTGGTAGAAATGATTAATACATATGGTTTCCCAATTGTCGCAGCTGGCGGCATGGGTTATATGATATTTTTTGTTTGGACTTGGGCTACTAAAGAAGTTAAGCCTGTATTGAAAGAAGCAAATACGGTTCTAATCGCTTTAATTGATCGTGTTCGTATGCTTGATAATGACTTGATTAGATTAAATCAAAAGGTTGATGTAGTGTTACATTTGCGTGGTAAAACTATTGACCATGAGCGTATGATATCGGAAGAAAAAATCAATCAAATCAAAAAAGATGATGAATAAAAATTGGATTAAATAACTGCGTGGAGAATTTTATGAAAAGAATTTTAATAGCTATAGCAATTATAACATCTTTATCCGGTTGTGTAATAACGGATCCATATTATGTTCGGCCTCAATATTCGTATATTGAACCAAGACCTGTTTATATTCCATCTCCAATATATTACCGAAATCCTCAACCAGCTTTTTGTTATTATGAACATCGTTGGGATCATAGACACCGAGGTTATCGTAGTGTGAGAGTCTGTAGATAATTACTTAGAGGTCGCCTTATATGTTCCATTCCAATCTAAAGGCATTCCTTCTAGCATTCTTTCTTCCATATTTGCATAATAATTCACCAGCTCAGGAGTGAGTTCTTTTAGTTTTAATATAAGAGATAGTGCTTTATTCCATTGACCACGATAATAGTAATCAAGAAAATTGTCGTGCATTTGATTGCCTTTTGCTAAGGTAAATATCTTTACACCTTCTTTTTTACCTTTCACAGCAATACAATCCAACTCAACAACATCATATTCATCCTTAACTTGTTCTGCTGTCAATGCACCAAGAACAATCTTCACACCATATGGTTTACTCTGGCCTTCTAGTCTCGAAGCCAGATTGACAGAATCCCCAAGACAAGTATAATCAAAGCGTTGATTGCTACCCATGTTGCCGACAACAACGATGCCAGTATTAATACCAAGACCCATGCCAAAGGCAGGTATACCTTCCGCAACAACCTCTTTATTAAATGCATCTAAACTCTCCATCATTTCTAATGCGGTTTTAACAGCCATCTTGGCGTGGTTCTTTTCATCAAGTGGTGCATTCCAGAATGCCATCTGAGCATCACCAATGTACTTGTCTAGTGTACCGTTGTTCTCAATAATCCTTGCAGTCATCGCTGTCATATAGCGATTCATAATTTTGGTTAGACC